TATCCTAAAGGATATGGTAGACCAGGCATGGACTCTCCTTGGAATGTTTATAGCCTGGGTAGTTTTGGACGGTAGTGCTAAGACAATTGTTGGATATGGCATCATGGCAACAACAGCCCTATGGATACTAACTAGTCCAATTAGAAACAAGGAGGAATAAAATGGCAACCAGAAAAACAGTAGTAGAACCCCCTAAAAAAGAGCACCCACAAAAAGCAATAACAAATATTCTTATGAGAATTTTAGCGGTATTCGCAGCATCAGGACTATCAGTCTTAGGAGCAGGAGCAGTAGTAGGAATTGATACTATGCAGGCCGTATTCTTAGCAGGACTATTAGGCGTAGCCACAGTTGTTGAAAGACTGGCAAGAGCTTTTTTGGACGATGGAAAGCTTACATTAGCAGAGATTAATGATGCTTTTAAATCAGTAGACAAAAAGGCTAGTTAGTCATATTTAGCCTTTGTTGACAGCCCTCCATAGGGATGATATACTTAGATATATCTACTTGGGGAGGGTTTTGTCATGACTTGTATCGCTGTCGTACGCCATGAAAATAAAATATATATGGCTGGAGATCGTGGTGCATCAGACGATGGTACTATTCTAGCATTGACTGCCCCTAAAGTTTGGAAGCTTGGCCCATATTTAATTGGGTATGCGGGATCTATGGATGGCGAAAGACTTCGTTATAATTTTAATCCAGATATTCCAGATCTTCGTGATACAGATAAGTTTATGCAAACTAAATTTATCAAACAACTTAAAAAGTTTTATACAGACTGGTGGATAGATACAGGAAAAGATTCAGACTTCGGTTTGATCATTGCGGTTAAAGGACAGATCTATGAACATAGTTCTGCTGATATGTCTTTATCAAAATATGAATTAGATTATCTTGCTATGGGGTCTGGAGCAGAGTATGCCTATGGCGCACTTCATGCTACAGAAAAAATAAAAGATCCACGCAGAAGACTGCAGTCAGCTGTTGGAGCAGCAATAAAATTTTCTCCAACCTGTATGGGTCCAATTGATATCGTAAGTATTTAGGAGAGTCATGATAAAAGACGAAGACACATTTGAATTTGATATTTGGATGAACAACGGAATTGATAGAGGATGGATATCCCCTGTTTTTTGTAATACACATGAAGGAGATCCTTACATGACAGATGAAGAGATGCAAGAGTGGGATGATGGTGGAGACCCATGCCTGTTTGTATTTAAACTTAAAGACCACTAACATATGCTATAATTATTAGATACCTGCTCGAATGAGGGGTATATTAACTTATTCGCTTGAAAGGGGAATAAAATGGTAAATAGTTTCACAATGGATCTTTTCAATGATCCTTTTTTTATTGGCTTTAACAGAGAGTTAAGCCGTTTAAACAATGCACATAAAGTAAATTCAAACTCATATCCTCCATATGATCTTCTTAAACTAGATGAAGACACATATAGAATTTCATTAGCTATTGCTGGATTTTCAAAGGAAGATATCAATGTATCTGTAGACAATGGGACTCTTGTTATTAAGGGTGAGATTGTAGAAGTAACAGATGCAGAAGTAGTTCACAAGGGTATTGCAGGTCGTAAATTTACACGATCATTTGCTCTTGGAGAATACATGGAAGTAACTGGTGCTGATATGAAGGATGGTATGCTACATATCAATGTAGATCGTATTGTTCCTGAAGAAAAGAAACCAAAAACAATTAAAATCAAGTAGTACAATATAGATGTCCTCACACAGGACCTTAGTGATGGATTAGTTACCCATTAACATAACCTGGGCCATCGTGCCTGAATTACCTGTGTGGGGCATTACATTTTAGGTGTATAATGATAACAATATGTCAGAGAAAGAATTAGCGGTTTATAATAAGCAGCAATTCAAAAGGCGACTGAAAGAAATTAAAGAAGCCAGCGGGTGTGTTGACTGCGGAGAAAATAACCATATAGTCCTAGACTTTGATCATTTAAAAGATAAGAAATATAACATTTCAAGAATGATCCATGATGGATTTTCTTGGGCAGCAATCAAAAAAGAGATAGCAAAATGTGAAGTAGTATGCGCTAATTGTCATAGGATAAGAACATATCTTAGGTTGACAGATAAATCAGCATAGTGTATACTTATATATATTAGCCAATAAAGGGGGCAATTATGTCAGTAAAAGGATCGTTGGAAGCAATCATTGAAGTTGCAAAGAAAGAAATTGGAACCATTGAAGGTCCAAAAGATAATGAAACAAAGTATGGAAAGTGGACTGGAATGAATTTTCAGCCTTGGTGCCAGTCATTTGTATCTTGGGCAGCATTTTCAGCTGGGCTTGGCCCAAAGAAATATCCTAAGAGTGCATCAACTTTAGCGGCATCTGATTGGTTTAAGAAAAATAATCGTTGGGCAGATGCTCGCAACGATGATCCAACTGCAGGAGACTGGATTTATTTTGATTTTCCAGATGACGGCGTAAATCGTATTTCACATGTTGGTCTTTGCATTAAGAACAATGGTGATGGAACTATTCAAGTTATTGAAGGAAACACATCTGGAACTGCAAAGGGAGACCAACGCAATGGTGGAATGTGTGTTGAAAAAACTCGTGGTTATGTAAAAAATAACAAGAAGAAGTTAGTCAACGCAGTAGTCGGCTGGGGCCGTCCAGTTTATACTGGAGAAGAAGATGTTCCACTACTAAACAAGATTGCTGAATCAGCAACTCCTGCATTGCCAGTAGCAAAAAAGGCAGCAGTAAAGAAGCCAGTAGTTAAGAAAGTAAAGTAAATGGACTCAACAAAGAGAACACTTCTTAAGACAGCAAGTTGGGAAACCTTTCACCTTGTTGGTGTTGCTGGAGTTATCTATATTTTTACTGGTGAATGGGAATACGCAAGTCTTGGAGCCTTGATCTATATTGGTTGGGAAGCTCTAGGATATTTCTTACATGAAAGAGTTTGGGCAAAGTTTGGAAATAAGGTTAAGTAGTGAAAAAACAAATTGAACCAGATAAAATTGTTGGTGGTGCAATTGCAATCTATAATGATGTTTGGAAAGAATATGATGATGATATTGAAGGCATAAAATCAGTATTAGCAGACAAAGAGCTAGAAATTGGCTTTAAGCCTTCTTCAGTTCTTGGTGACGTTGACAATAAGCTCAATAGCAAATATCTTATAAGAACTAGTAGCAATGTGTCCATAACCAGCAGTATTCATAAAAATGATCATTTAAAAAAGATTCATGAAAAATCTAATGAAATTATAGAGTTAGCCATACAAAGATATAAAGATATTTTTTTAATTAATACTGAAATATTTAATATAGAAGGTTTTCAGTTATTAAAATACGAAGTTGGTGAACATTATGGCGCACACCACGATTCTTATCCAGAAGTAAAAAGAGCTATATCTGTATTAATTTATTTAAATGATGACTACGAAGGTGGAGAAATTGAATTTGTTAATTTTAATATAAAAATTAAACCAAAAGCAGGCACACTAATCTTATTTCCTTCTAACTATCCTTATAAACACATAGCTAATCCAGTGACAAGTGGAACAAAATATGTTATAGTAACATGGCTACACGAAAGATAATATATGCCAGCGTACGAATATAGATGCACTGGAAAATGTCCAGACACTGTTTTAAAAGTTCGTTCAATTAAAGAAGACGATCCAGGGTACGATTGTGAAACTTGCAATCTACCACTGGAACGTGTATACTCTAATGTAGGAGCAGTATTTAACGGTAGTGGGTTTTATTCCACTGACAACAGAAAGTAGCGGTATACTATGAACACAATGATTATAGAAGAAGAAGTTAAACAAAACTGGTTACTAAGTCCTATTGATCGTTGCGATTCATGTGCAGCAGAAGCTTTAGTTAGAGTTACTGGATTAAATGGTGAGTTATCTTTTTGTGGTCACCACTATAATAAAATTATAAATAATCCTGAAGGGTACGCAAAGATGATGTCATTTATGATTACTATAATTGATGAACGAGATAAGCTTATTGAAAACAAGTCGAAGGGTAAAGACTACTAATGTTTGAATATTATGTAAAAAAAGTAACAAAGATAGTTGATGGAGATACTATTGATGTGGATATTGATTTAGGGTTTGACATTTCTTTTACTTCAAGGGTAAGACTGGCTGGTATTGATACCCCTGAGTCTCGTACAACAGACAAGGCTGAAAAGGTCTTAGGACTAGAAGCAAAGGCTTATTTGAAGCATGCTATTGAAGCTGCTAAGACTGTAGTTATCAAGACAGAAAAGATGAACTCATCTGAAAAGTACGGTCGTATTCTTGGTTGGGTTTACCTTGATGGAGATACAGTTTCAATAAATGATCACATGATTAATGATGGTCATGCCTGGGGATACATGGGAGAAACCAAAGTAAAAGATTTTAATGCTTTAAAGCAGGCACGAGAAAAGTCTGGTAAATGAATACAGTCCTCTACTTTACAGCAGAGTGGTGTGGTCCTTGTAAAAAGACTAGGCCAATTGTAGAAGATCTTAATCATGATCAAACCGAAACAAGGTTTTACATTATTGATGTAGATATTGAAATGGAAATGGCAAAAGATTTTGGTATTCAATCTGTACCAACTTTTATTGTAATGAAGGACAACACAGAGGTGCACAGAACTACTGGCGCAAAGACAAAACAGCAATTAGAGGAGCTAATTAACTATGGCGAATAAAGAAGATGAAATTATAGCAATGCTAATTCTTGAAGGGGCTTTAGAAATAGGAGCTCTTGATGCTGAAACTGGCGAGTTCTTGTATACTATTACTCCAAAGATGAAGGATGTAATGCCAGAGTTATATGATGAGCATATTCGTTTTGTTAATAAAGATATCCTAAATTTATGGGAAAAAGGGTTTGTAGATATTAACTTTTTAGAAGAAGATCCAGTGGTTAAGGTATCTAAAAAAGCCTTTAATAAAGAGGCTGTATCCCAACTATCCAAACAGGAATCTTGGGCATTGACGGAAGTTAAAAGACTACTTTTAAAGTAAAGTCTGATATAATCGGTATATGATAAAAGAAGGCGACTTTGTTATGGGCATGACATCCGAAGGGATGATTCATGGAGTTGTAGAGCATATAATGATTGAAGGTGGAACCTATGGTGTTCCTGGAACAGAGTATGCGATTGAATCAATGCCCCCAGATAACCCAGCAATGGCTGTTAGAATCTATAAAGAAGATGATGGCAAGTGGGAACCAACTGCCTACAGCATTGGAATGATGTATAAAGATGCAAAGATTGCAGACATAAATAATCACACTATGGAAAATGAAAACGAAGAAATGGATTCAGAGGTAGCTATGGCAATGTATGATTCTTCAATTGGAAAAGCAAAGAAACCTAATTATCAAGATATGATTAAGCCACGCAGAGGTGGATCAAAACCTGCAGACTCACAGCTTTATGCAAGAGTTGTTCAGGCAGCTAAAGATAAGTTTGATGTATACCCTTCTGCAGTTGCAAATGCTTGGGTAGTTCAAGAGTATAAGCGCAGAGGTGGCACATATAAGTCTGACTCAGTTAGCAAGAGTAGTGTTTGGACTGGTAGTTTGTTTGATCCAAAAGGATTTTCAAAATAATGGCTGATACTTATTCTCCAAATGCTGGCATGAAGGCAGCAGCAAGACGTGCTTTAAAATGGAAAGAAGATGGAAAAGCAACTGGAGCAGGTACTCCTGTAGGCTGGGGTAGAGCAACAGATATTGTAAATGGATCCGCTATGTCTCTTAGTACTGTTAAGAGAATGTATTCATTTTTTTCACGCCATGAAGTAGATAAAAAAGGTAAAGGTTTTTATGATGGTCCAGAGTTTCCATCTAACGGTAGAATTATGTGGGATGCCTGGGGCGGAGACGCAGGGTTTTCATGGTCCAGAGCAATCGTAGAACGTGAAAAGAAGTTTTGGTCAGGAAGTTCATTTAGTTTTAACAAGGGGTAGCATGCTATATTTTATAGTTATAGGCTTGACATTGCTATCGTCATGGGCTATAATTAATTTAATAGCTAAAAGAAAAAGAAAAAAATATGCTCAGGTTTTATATAGACAAAGTGATCTACATAAAGTAATGAAAAGATTTTTTTCTTATCCTTTAGAAGATAAAGAAAAACCTCTTACGCAATCAGAAAAGCGTAATAGTAAAGACAAGATTAATGTTTTAGTTATAGATGAAGAAGCTTATTGGGTTTCCGATAATACATTCTTTATTGCTAAAGCCGAAGATGGACAGGTTATGTTGGAAACAGCAGAGCCTGTTAATACCAAAGATATGTCTAAAAAAGATATTGATAGAATGTTGTTTATATTAGACAACTTACAGGGAAGAGATGCAAATGATAGTGGTAGTTCAGGGAACGAACGACTTTGATGATTATCAAGTCTTTCTTCGTGCAATGAGCGTTGCCTTATCGAGCATGAGAAAAGAAGATACAGAATTTACAATATACTCAGTTGGGCCAGCAAAGGTTCACGCATTTGTTTCTGAATTTTCTAATCTCTCAGAAAGAGGCATGAAGGCAAGAGGTCGTAAGATTAAATTTTATAAAGCTCCAACAAATTGGGTAGAAGAAAATATATCTTATGTAAACTATTTTGCATTCTTAAGTAATCCAAAGCAACCAACTTCAAAATTATTTGAGGTTGCAGAATTAAACAATGTCGAAGTGGGAATCTTCAGACACTAAAGGGGAGCAGTATGTTAGTACAAGATCTTAAAATGATGGAAAAAATCGTTGCCAACAACCGTGAATTAAAATGGGAAGGCTGGGATGTTCTAGAACTTAAAAAGACAAACATTGCTAGAACAGATGTTAACGGTGTGAGAATTAATAATCAGTGGTTCATAAAGACTGCTTTTGTTCCTAATCGTATGGGGTGGGAGATTCCAAGTAAGTACAAGGTGTAAACATGAAGCAGCATTTATGGAAAGACGATGCTCCATGTCGTGATTTTGATACTAACTTATTTTTTGAAGAGTATGAAGATAATGTAAGTAATAGATTAAAGATTGATGGAGTGTGTACAGCATGTCCAATGACTAAGCAATGCTTTGCTGTTGGCATCTCAGGTAAGGAGTGGGGTGTCTGGGGTGGTGTATACTTAGAAAATGGAGAAATTTCAAGAGAGTTTAATAATCATAAATCAAAACATGATTGGGCAGACATGTGGCAGAAAATGACAACGGATTAAAAGATGTATACAAATGAAATGCGTAGAGCTTTTCATCAAGTAGTACCTCCAAAAGGATTTAAGGTAGACTTGATTGACAACGAACACTTCCTAACAATAAAGTTAGATGAAAGAAAGTTTGTTAATTTAGTTCATGATGAAAAGATTGCTGCATTACAATATGTAGTTCAATTAAAACACGCTCTAGAACTAGAGGGTGCAATTGTTTTAGTGACTAGGGAAGCCTTAAAATGAAAATTGCGATTGTTATACTAAGTATCTTGTCTATTTCTTTTGCTGTTGCTTATACTGCAACACTAAGTGCTTTGATAAAAGCAAATAATATATTAACAAAAACTATCATTGATAAGTTTATCTTACAAGAATACATTGATACTGTTCAATCTGGTAAAGATATAAAAACCGATGAAGAAATTCATCAAGAAAGTTTTTTAAATTTTATTTCTGAATCAAGAGATTGGGCATTTGAGTATATAGAAAATGTTCAGGCTGCTTTAAATAAGTTTGTTGCTGAAACCGATCCTTCTATTGAGTATTTTGAAAAGTATGGAGATGTAGTTGCAGGTCCAAACAATGAAATTTTAAAAAAGATTTCTGTTTCATATAAAGAATTAAAGAATGTGTTACCAAAGGATCAAGATGTTTAAACTAAAAGATCCAAGAAAATTAATGTATTCTGCATTTCAAGTTTGTGAAGAAGAAAGTTGTAAGGAAGAGTCTACTAAGATTTGGACTAATAAAGAGACTAGAATACTAGATCTTTGTGATAAACATTATGATGAATTAGAATCGGAGAACTTTTAAATGAAAGATGTTCTACTATCAACACTAACAGGTTTTGGATGCGGGATCGTGTTTGCTGCATTCAAATTGCCAGTACCAGCACCACCAGTTTTTGCGGGAGTCGCAGGAATTATTGGTCTTTGGATTGGCTTCACAATACTAACACGAGTTATATCCTAGGAGGAATAATGAATACAACACAACTAAAGGCACTACTTGCCTCATACGGAAGATCAGTCCTGGCATCAGGCCTTGCCCTATATATGGCAGGAGTAACAGATCCAAAGGATCTATGGACTGCTCTAGTAGCAGCACTTGCGCCAGTGGCAATCAGAGCAATTAATCCAAACGACAAGGCTTTTGGTGTACTGCCAGATGCTAAGGCCGTAGAAGAGGCTTTAAAGGCTGCTAAGGCACCTGCAAAGCGAGTTGCTAAGAAGGCAGCAGCTCCAAAGAAGTAGTCTCTACTTACAGATCAGCCAGTCTAGAGATAGGCTGGCTTTTTTGTTACCCGTTTATTATTTCTAGGTATTTATCTTTAAGGTTTTCAACAGAGAAATGACTAAACCCTAAATTAATAGCCTGTTGTTTACTATCTATCTTATTAGAGTTCTTAACATAATCATCAATAAGACTAGCAAACTTATCAAGGTTTGGAGAATAAAGATCAACCATTGTTTTAGTTTTAAATGATCCTATTTTTTCTGAGGGGATAAGCCATTGACTTGGAAGAATAAGATTGTTAGGAGATATATCTGTCATAAATACAGGTAGTCCACTAATCAATGCTTCATTCATTGGCAAGCATAATCCAGCATACCTTCTTGGTAAAATCATAGCATCATAACCAGAATA